CGGGTGTATCATCGTATTCCACCAGATGACCTGATTCGGTCTCCATTACCTTGTTGTAAGGATAAACGGTGGCATAGGGTATTTCAGGCTGGTCAAATGTGTCGCCATCGCTGGCCTCCACTACCGAATCATCTGCAGCTTCTACTGTATTAAAGTCTGCCGTTGCAACACCGGTAATCCTTGTTGCCCTACGAAGAGGTAAACTTAGGTGTGGATTGGTCTCCGAACCATCCTCCTTGAGGTTAACGGCTAATCTGTTTGTATCTACTTCATCTATATGCCGTGGGTAAACTCCGTTAGGGTCATAAAAGCCCTTGTCTTTATTTGCCAACTCAAACGGCCTGCCAGGTATACTACCCAACACAACTGGCTCTTGCATTGCCTCACCATCTCTAAAGTAACCAAACACCCAACTACCTTCAACTAAAGCAGAGGGACTTTCACCAACACCAGATATGCTAGCACCAGTCACCGGCATTATACATTGAGCCCATGGTAGATCGGCCGTTGGCAAGTCTGTCTTGTTATCTGTATGAATACCTATACATCTCACACGAACACGGCCAAGGTACTGAGGGTCTTGTCTGTCTTCTACAACACCAGTAAACCAAGTAAAACCGTTACGGCCGCTAAAATTTTTGTCTGAGTTCATTTTATTTCTTTCGATATTTGTTTTGTTTTATTACGCTGGCTATACGTCATTTAGTTCTATTTCTCTCCCTACTACGCACCCTCTTATCACCATGCATTAAGTAAACTCCAATACCCTTTAAGTAACTATATATGTTGGAAACCTTATCTTTTATTCTACGCCCTATACTATCAGGTATACAGGTTTGACAGCATTCTGGTGTCCCACAATAGATATGTTCATTGGCATTCTTAGTCATGTGTTGGTCTCCTCATTGTTACCGGAAGCGTCGGAAACTCTCTGGTCTCTATACATCGTCTAAATCATATAGAGATACGGTTTCTAGTTTACTCTCTTCCTTTTCTAATACTTCTAATCCATCTGGCATTTGTGTTGGTACACTATCTTTTACAGCTCGTAGGTTTATTGTATGTTTTTGTCCAATCATATCAAACTTATGTTTAATTGATAGTATTAAGTATCTACCTGAGTAATATGGATTTAATGTTTGTGCTTGGTCATGTGCAACTGGTCGTTGGTCTGGCAATGCAAAACTTATCATATTACCTACATTTAATCTAGTCTGACCTGGTACGGTCATAATAAGATGAAAGTTAGCTAATTGTGCTCTTTGTGTTATCTTATGTGGTAGTATATCTTCAGGTGGTGTAAATTCATAGTCATTGTGTACCTTTTTTGTATCTACTACATTCATTAACTTTGCAAGAGGGTAATCAGATAATGCCTTGTCTTGGTCAACAAATACTAATGGTCGCAAATACTTTTCATTGACCTTACCACCATCATTATGCTCTGTATGAAAGTAATTACCAAAGTTATCGTGGTAATCATAGTCATAGGTACTAATCTTCTTGTTATAGATATCGTTTGTTACTAATCTATTTGCAAATAGACCATTGTTTATTTCTTCTAGTGTATTAACTACATCAACAAAGGAATAACTGTCTGGTGATTGTAAATCTTTTACGACATCTATATTTTTATCTGGTGTACGCACCTTAGCTGGTTGCATTGCGTATGCCTCTATTACAGGTCTTGCTGTATGACCACCTTTGGCAAACATGGATTCAAAACTTCTAAAGTTAAACCCTTGTGTGTCTTCGTAAAACAAATAACCTGCATTTAAATAGTTTTTTGCAACTGATTGATCTGCAAGAAATTTAATTGCTCTAAAAGGTTTGAGGTTTGGTATTACAAACTTGGTATTGGTGGCAGTTGGTTCTACAACCAAACTCTTACGACTAGCTAAAAACTTATCGTCTTTTACTATCTCGTTGACCATATTTTCGATAGGACCAGTAAATGCCTTTGATATTCTTGTTATACCATTGCGTATTGCTTCTTTACTTGTAAAGTGTACACGATATATCTGTTGTCTAGCAGTACCACCTGATATACGAATCTTATCTACTTTATAGACGTTTAGTGTGGTGCCTGTAACTTCCATGTATTTAATTTCTCTTTGACCTGGTGTAAATACATGAAGTTCTAATCTCTCGTTACCTGTTAATGGTAACATGGTTCTAAAATCTTGTCCGTCTGCAACATCTATACTACCATTAATACATGGCATAGTAACATCTTCAACAAGTGTGATACTCATTGTCTGAGGTTGTATATTAACACGAAAGGCTTTCTCACTACCCTCTGCTTTTCTAAATGAAATGATGTTACAGGTTTTTAGTCTAAAATCACCTGCGTAATTAATAATATTATCTTGGTTGTCTGAAGCTGCCATAATTCATTATCTTTTTACTAGTGTTTCAAATTCTTCAACAAACAAATTCAAATATGCTTTATCTAACAATTTGATTTGTCTTTTTCTGTCTTGTTCTCTTAATTCATATTCATAGTTTGATACAGATTGACCGTCTGAGTCTGTACTATTTACTTCTATCATGTGGTCATAATCAGCAGGACCATTACTTGTTGTATCACCACTTGATTGTACTTTTTCATAATGATGTACTGCTTGAGGGTTAGTATATTTGTTTGTAACATATGTTTCAAATGATGAGTTAGATAAAGGCCAATCATAATACCTATCTGATATATCATTCATTAAACATATTACCCAAAAATAATCTGTTGTACCAAAATGTTTGTATGATATACTTTCTGGTGTATCACCGTCTTGTACATCATAAAAAGAAAACATAGCAAGTTTGTCTTTGATACTCTCTCTTACTTTTAATCTTCTAAAAATATCAGTTACTATTTTGACATTGCCATTATTTTCAAGGTCATACTGTCTTTTAGGAAATGTTTCAAAATACTTTGCCATTAATAACCATCCACTATTTCACGTTTAGTTAATATAGTTGTTTCTGTAAATGATAATGCCATAGATACGTTTACAGGAGCTGCACCTTCATCATCAAATTGTCTAAATGTTTGAAAGTCACCATCACCATAATTTACTTCTACACTATCTAATACACATCTACTTAATTCATGTAAAAAATTATTCTTTTGATCGTTGTATGCGTAGTGTATTTCAAACTCAGATGGTACTCTAAAAAATCTACCACCTGTGGCAGTATCTAATTCTGGATGCATATGAAACTTGAAAAACTTTATTATCTTTTGTATATCTTGTGCTTCGTCTTTGTTTCTTGCCATTAAATTAAATGTATAACTAAACTGTCTAGGATTTACTCGTTCAAATATTGCCTCACTAAAATTGTTTTCAGCAGTAGCAGTAACTTTTGTAATAGCAGAACCTACTTCTATACCAAAACTCTCAGCTGCACCTACGGCCATCTTTCTTGCACTTGATAACAATGCACCACCAACACCTTTTAAAAATTCTGTAACTTGACCTTGTGTATCACTAGCAGCCATTGTACGACTTAATGTGCCTGCAAATTGACCAGCAATACCTAATTCTTTATGACCACTATCTACACCATATGTTGCCTTAATTCCAGGAGGCATATACAACGCAACACCACCTGTAACTTGCGTATGTGTTTGTAATCCACCTGTCAATACACTATTTGCAGCTGGTTTACCCATTTCTATATCACTACCACCACGTCTTGTTTTTAATTTTTTAACAGAGTATTTGTGACCTACACTATTGTATGAACCGGTTGCTGTGTCATAATAAGTTCCCACATCTTCACTATCTATTGCCAAACCTTTATTTTTCTGATAAAACTCGTTATCAATTTTAAGTGATTTAGTATTTGATATAGAATAGAATATCATATAATGGCCACCGTCTTGTCCTAAATCTCTTGGAAACTGTATGTGTTGAAACTCTAAAGGGTTTCTTGTAAGGTGTGCTGTAGGTGATTTACTATGATCTAGTTCTAATGGATTTTTCTTTAATAGATCCACGGCAGCTGCCTTAGGGTTTTGTGATATACCCCTACTACTGCCTAAAAACGAATTGGCTGCGCCTATGATTTGACTTAACTTTATGGATGCCATATAAATAATCCTAACTATATTATAATATTTATAAGAGAAATGACAATGGCATACAAAGGATTATATAAACCCACCAACCCTAAGAAATACGCTGGCGACCCCAAAAAGATAGTATACCGTTCAAATTGGGAACGTAAATTCATGTTATACTGTGATAGAAATGATAGTATCATATATTGGGCTAGCGAAGAATTACCTATACCGTATTACAATCCAGTAACTAAAAAAGTTCACAGATACTTTCCAGACTTTATCATAAAAACGGACAAAGGCAAGAAGTTTATGATAGAGATTAAACCTGCCAAGTATTTAAAACCACCTAAACCAGGTAAAAGAAAGACTAGACGTTTTTTTGGTGAACAAGTTGAATACATTAAAAATCAAGCAAAGTGGAAAGCTGCAAGTAATTATTGTGAAGACCAAGGCATGGTATTTAAGGTGTTTACTGAAAAAGAATTAGGTCTTTACTAGAAACCTAATACTTCAAATTTAAATTCTTTATCTTGCGTACCTGTATCTTCACTCATATAATTTTGTTGAGATGATACTGTACTAACTTTAGCGCCTTCAACATATGTGCTTTGATCGCCACCACCTGCACCATTTGTAGCACCTACAAACTCTGCACTCTCATTATTCAAGTCATTACCTGACGCACCACCTGTTGTTGCTGGTTCATAACCAATATTAGAACCTCTTTCTAAAATATATTTAATCTCTTCCATATCATCAAAAGTAGCGGCTGTTATGGCAGCTGATGTATTACCACCATTCTTTGTAAATTGAAGTTTATTAAAACCTTGTTCATATGCCATCAATGATTTTTCTATATCAAATTGATATCCTGACATTGCCATAAAATCATTAATTTGATTTTCATATTTTTTTGTGTCACCTGCTAATCTATCAAAGGCTGAATTTTTCATCTCTACTTCTTCTAATGCAGCTGCCTTATCAGCTCTCTTATTAAGTATTGCTTCTTTCATTTCTTTTGCTTTACCACCAATAAGAGGTATATCTTCTACTGATTCTAAAATACCTATAACTAGATTATCAAACAGTTCTCTAATTTTTCTAAATGGTGCCATTGCAAAATCTATAATTTGGTCTTTTATTTCACCAAATTTATCTGATATGCCTTTTGTAATCTCACCTATTTTTTCAGGTATTGTTATAGTTACATAATCAAATGCGTCTGTAAAGAAACCTTTTATACCACTTACAATATCAGTAAACCAATTTGTAACATTTGTATATATTTCAGCTATCTTTGTTGGTATTGTTTCTGTAAAAAATGTTTTAACATCTGTAAAGAATTGTTTTACACCTGTTATTGTGTCTGTAAACCATTGTGTAACTGCTTCTTTAGCAGCTGTAATCTTTTCTGGTACTGTTACTGTAAAGAAATCCATAACACCTTTAAAAAACTCTTTTGCTT